CTATCGACCGCCGGACAAGGGCTGGCCAGATTTGCCGGAATTGGCGGTTGAGATGGCGGCGTTGAGCTCGCGCAGCCTGTCAGAATCAATAAGACAATCAGCAGGCAGTGGCTTTTCGATGATGACACGATTAAACCTTTCAATGATTTTGGGCTGAGCTTCGCGCAAAGCCGTAAGTTGCAACTCTAGGTTTTGGGATAGCCCTTGCAGGTGCAGGGACTCGGACTTAAACGACTCGAGGTCGGCCACGTGGCGCACGTTTTCAGCGGCTTGGTAACCAACGTGGTACTGATACTTTCCATACGCCCACAGGCCCGACGTTGCCGCGACAAGAGCAATTGCAACCAAAACGTACCGGTTTGCCAGTAGCCAAATCATTTCATCTCCTGTTGCCAGTGATCATCGACCACGGCGCCACCTATGTAAGCCGTCACCACCATCCCGACGAAAACATAAAAGGGTGTGGCAATCTGGCCGAGCTGGGCCGATTCAGTCAGTAATAAAAGCAGCGGAAAGAGCAGCCCCGCAAGCATCGAAAGCCAGGCCATCTTGCGGCGATTGCGCCAGCGATCAGCGGGTTCAGTCATTTAGTTATCCTCGGCAGCAAAAAGAAGGTTGTCCGCACCCCGATTGGTCCAGCCGCGTCCGTAGATATCAAATTTCTGGAGTGATGCCCAAAACTTCAAACGGTAAGCAAGAAATCTTAGCAACACATCGTTGGGCTCCATCGCTCGCAGAGCAGCTTGTGAAATAACACCCCAGTCCCCATCATCGGCTACTTTGACTGCACGTTGCAAAAAGCGGATGGCATTGCCCCGGCCATGATTGACCGAGGCATCAAAAAGTTGGAACTTAATCGCTGGGTGAGCCGCCTCACAGACATCCCAAAAGTCACGACGATATATTGCCTTAGCTTCTTCAAGGCTCAGGTTCTTAATATCGAGGTAGCTGTATGAGCTTGCAGCAATACCGAATTTTGTTCCCTTTAATTGCCCAGTACCTGGTGCGCCACCAGTCCAGTTGCCCGAGTCCCGCGGATCATCGCTATAGCCGCCTTCGTGAGAGATCAAACGATCAAAGGCTTGGTCAAAAGTAATCATCTTTTCCAGTACTCGTGCCAGAGCAGTGCAAGGGTTGAACAAATGCCTGTGATCCAGACGATTGGTTTGGCAATTTTCCCAAGGACTTCAAGGACAATGAAAGCTCCTTTTGCCGCAGAAAACGCTGCGGTGACTTCTTTGGTGTTTTCATCAATCCGGTCGACTTTGTCCTCAACAGAGACTAGTCGCTCGTATATTTCTTTATGCGTAATTTCTTCAGCCATGTTGTGCCTCAATGGTTGTGGTTTGCGAATGTGAAGGGATTGAGATGTAAAAACGCCCACAAGGGCTACCTTGCAGGCGTGGTTGATTCGATATCGAGACGAAAGAGATCGCGAGACGTAAGCGCGTGTCAGCCCATCAAAATACAACTGGCATCGGCGTCCATGTCGACTCGGAGTCGTCTTCCGGGAGTTGAGATCCACCGGCGTAACCTGTTTGCCAGACCTGGCCATCGTCCATCAGTAACGCGATGCCTTGCTGGCTACCAGTACCGAGTGCGCATATATCGGTCACTAACCGATTGCCAGTGAGCATTGTGTTTACGGAGTATCTATTGTTCGTGTCGCCTACTCCCAGCGCACCATTACCGTTGTAGCCCCATACTCTGACTTGACCGTTGGTCAGAAGTGCTGCCCCAAAGTTATAAGTGCCTGACCCGCCCCGGATGGCTTTGACTAAAGTACCACCAAGGGGGATTTGAGTAAAAGTTGCCGTTGTCGTACCTGCGGGACTCATCCCGTTTGCCCAATAATCCCCATATCCACTTGCCCAGAGTGTGTTATCGGTTTTCTTGATATAGGTGACGGGGTAGTCGTAACCACCAAGGTAGGCGTCTGAGACACCCGTGCCGACGGATTGAACCGGTGTTAACTGTTGAGCATAATTGCCATTGCCCAGTTGGCCGTATTGGTTCGTTCCCCAGGCGTGCAAATTGCCTAAACTATCAAGGGCCATTGCATGAAGGTATCCAGCAAAAACTTTGACGATTGTCTTTCCACTCAATGAGCCGCCTGAGCGCGGCATGGCAATCGTTGAATTAGTTGTTGTGCCGTCTCCAAGTTGACCATCCCCGTTATATCCCCACGAGTAAAGTGTGCCGTCATTTTTTAAGGCATAGCAAGACTGATACGCTTCGCGCCCCGCGACAATTTGTGTAATGCCAGACAGTACAGGCAATTGCACAAAACGTGAGCGATAAGTTGTATCTCCGTGACCGAGTTGTCCGTACCCGTTGTAGCCACAGGAGTGAACGGTTCCGTCACTACAAAGTACTAGAGAGCTATTGGCATTTTGCTCGCCGCACGCGAGAGCCACTTGTGTGACTGTTTTGCCATAGATCGAATTTGCTGAATCAGCACTTGCATTAAAGGGCACGCGTTGCACCGCAGTGTTACCGTTTGCGCATTGCCCGTAATCGTTATAGCCCCAGATCCATAATTGGCCATTGTTGTCGATGCAATAGGTATGAGTTTGTGCTGTGTAGTAAAGCTTGGATGCACCCGGAAATCCTGGTGGAAATGCCGCACGCGCAGGATAGGAGCGCGAATACTCAGTCCCGTCTCCAATCCTAAAGTTTGAGTTTTGTCCCCAGGCGCGCACACTACCGTCAGTCATTATGACGCCCATGGTTCGGTACAAGTTTGATTGCGTATTCGCGGTATTTTCTGGAAACTTCGCAGCTTTCGTTCCGGAACGAATTTCGGGTGTTGCCCACACGGGCAGACCCGTTGGGCCAACGGTTAAGACCTGACCAAGGGTGCCGGCAGGCAGGGCGACAAGCCCCGCTCCATTGTTATAGATTATTTGTCCGGAACTATTAGAAATCCCAGTGGTACCCTGAGCAAACAGATCCCAGGCTGCTGATGCATCTGTGGGCGTCACACCCATTGTGTTGTCGATTACGCAGACAAAACTGTCGCCGTTATAAGCGACTACATCTTGCTTCATATACGTACTGCTGGCGTTATAAGTAGAGCGCCAAGTGAAGGCAATTTTGCCCAGAGAGATGGTTGTCATGTCTCGATTCCTTTAAAAAATGACAGGTGAGGGCGCAAAACGACTTTCTTGATCGTCATCTCCGTCCATGGAGTGCGCACCGTACCCGTTGACCATGACTTGTCCATCAGATGTCAGGCAATACAGTGCGCCCGATCCGGCACCGAAATAGCCGGAGACGCTAAAGTCAACGACCGTTTTATCTAGTAGCAAAAAGGAGTTCGGTGCGTTGGGCGTGAGGTTGTTGCCATTTCCAACCTGGCCACTGCCTCCAAAGCCCCAGACAACGACCTTGCCATCGCTTCGTAAAGCGACAGCGGTTTGGTAAGTGCTATAGCCATAGAGACGCAATTTGCTGACATTGGTGAGGAAGCTTCCACCAAGCGTTTCCCAGGTATTTCTACTCACACCAGAGCTTCCACCAATGTACTGACCGTTGTAGCCAGTCCATTTCACGGTGCCGTCATTCATCAGTGCCAGACTCATGTGATAGCCCGCAGCAACACTTTGCGCATCTTTGACGCCATCCAGGCACTTGATTGGAAATATCGTATTGCCCTGAAATGAGGCAGGACCATAGCCAATACCAAAGCCATCTCCAACATATCCGCCCTGATCGCCCCACATCCAGAGCTCACCGTTATCAAGAACTGCGCCGTACCTGCGATAGGTGCCTGCACCTTCCCAGGTGCCGGGTGTCTCGCAGGAGAAGAGTTTTTTGACAGTCTTATTCCAGCCCCACGGCATGACGGGTTGATGGGTGGAGGCGTTTGCAGTCAGAAGCGAGGAGTTAGTTTCGCCTGCCGCATACAAAATGCCATTGGTACCAATCAAAAACGATGCCGCATAAATGCCGCCCGTGACATAAATGTCTTTGATGGGAGTGGTGATAGACATCGGCACGAGCTTTGGCACGTTTTGGTTCGTGTTGTTGCCATTGCCTAGTTGGCCATACTGGTTGTAGCCCCACGAGTACACGCGTCCCTGATTGTCTAGCAGCCAGACTGAGGGGTAGCCGTGGTAGCAGCGACCGATATAAATCTTTTTAACAATGGTGCTTAACCCCAGATCACCGAAACCATTGATTTTTTGAGGAACAGGTATGTAGCTAGACGTATTGCGTCCAGACATTGTGTCTCCCTGATTGGAGCCGGAGTGCCAAACCGCTCCACTGGCATCGAGATAGTATGTATCGTTAAATGCCGAAATCACTTGTGTGATGCGAGGTGTTCCGGGAGGAAATGCCACGGTCGAGGGAAAGGTGTAGTTCCATGCGGGATCGCCGCCATAAATACCCGTGCCGGTTTGACCGTATTGACGCAATCCAATCATCCGAACCGAGCCATCGCTCATGATGGATCCCATGTAGTAGTTCGTTACCGCATGGCCCGAGCAACTGGCGCGCTCTGTAGACATGAGGGCTGTTGCAATCGTGCCGTTTCTGCCTCCCATGAATCGGAACTCCATTGCGTTTGCGCCATTTGAGTGCAGAACCATATTGGCTAGGCCACCAACCGATACGCCACCGGTTAGAACGTGCCCCGCGAGGACTGCATCTTGTTGTCCCAGAGCAAAAGGGGCTGGGACGCCGTTGCGCATAACGTAGGCGCCACCATCCTTGTAGACCACATCATTGTTCTGATAGCTCAGGTAAGGGGAATAGACCCCCTTCCAGCGGTAGCCCAGATTGTTGATATCTATATTCATAGGGCAATCATCAGCTCATTGTTGTTAATCGAGAATGCCAAGTTTTCACCTACAAACCAGCTCACAAAGTCGGAGGCTGTAAAGGCTCCCGTTTTGGCATCAGTAAACATGAGCTCAGAACCATCGGCTGATAGTGCAAAGCCGTAGAGCCTGGGTAAGGCTGCAGACTCAAACAGGGCGTAACCCGTCTCTGTTGCGTTGACCTTTAAAACTTTAAGCGCTTGCCCAATGAGTGAAGAGGGCATGTGTGTGGCACTGACTGCCGATGCTGCTTCGATCGCACTTTGTGCCGCTGCAACTTCACTTGAGTGTGCGTTTGTCGCACTCTGTGCGGCCTGAGTTGCGTTGGTTTGTGCGCTGGCCGCACTCGAGGTGGCACTTGTGGCCTTGCTTGTTGCGAGCGTTGCGCTATTAGCCGCTGCACTAGCACTCGCGCTTGCATTTGCTGCGCTGATCGCTGCAGCGGATTGACTGTTGGCCGAGGCCGATGCTGCTGCATCAATTGAATCTGCAACATCATTTGTTTCGGAGACAAATGCATCCAACGCACCGATGAGGGCAAATGCTTTGCGGTTAAATTCCGAGGCCCCATCTGTTGGTAGTGGGGCAGATGGAAGAGGGGTAATGGCCATCAGGTCAATCCTTCAATTTCTAATTCAAAATCCGCATAGTCCGGATAACTAATGAGGGCTTCAAAGTTTTTGTAAAACCCAAATAACGTGGTTGATTCGTATTCAGTGCTACCGATCCATAAACAAGGCGTTGCTCGAATTTCGGTTAAAAAGAGTTGAAATGCATCGACCTCACTTTTTTCAATCAGTAGATTGAAGTTGGCACGCTTAGCAAAGGCGCGGCGCACAAGGATGGTGTCTCCAAAGTCGTTTGTCTCTTTTCTCGAGTAGTCCTGAATGCCCACGCGTGCGCCCAATTGCACCCCGAGGCCAAAGGAGCGCTCCTGCCCAATGAGGAGAACTCCAACGGAGAGATCCGCACCGCCGAGCAATTCGAACTTAATGACGCCATCTCCATAGGAGGGCAAATCAGTTTGGATATTTTGTGTCGGCACGGTTCGGGCGCTATAAAACCAGCTCCACCAATCCGAGCCTGTGGGCAATGCCGAGAGATCAATTGTCTTGGCATACACAACTTCGAGTGCGCCAGAAATTGCGCTGTACATCGTGACGTTGATTTCAGTCGCATTGTTCAAATTGAGCGCTGCAATCGTATTGATCACCTGCCCTGGCTCCAGGACGTAGGTGATGTTGTTTGGCTGTGCAGTAGAGGTACTGACCGAGGTATCAAATAATGCCCACCTGTTGGTGGGTGATACCTCGATCCACCAGAGCGATTCAGTCAATGGGTTTTTGTTCAGGTTTGAAGCTTTTAAGCTCTCATATACTTTATGAGTACTCGTAAGCATGACACGGGCACCCAGCGCATAGCTGACGGTGGCACTCCATGAAGGATGATCTGATTCCGGTACGTTGGTCAGGGGTGCTGTACTAGAGGGTGTTGTCGATGATGAACCACTTCCCGCTACATGAACCATCGCATCCGTGATCTTGATGGGATTAACGATGACTAGCGCATTGGGATCCGAGCTCATGCGCTCACCACTCGTTGCTCAGGCATTCCATCACCATCCCAACGCTCAAGCAGCCGAGTCATTCTGGCTTGAAGCTGCACTAGGGATCGAGCTTGTGCCCGATTATCCTCACGTAAGCTGCGCAACTCATCGGCGATTTTGCTTCCACCTGATAACAGTCCGCTGGTTTGCTCTGCCGTGTAGACCATGCCTGGGCTCTTGAAATTAATTAATTCAGGCCCTTGTTCACCCACCATGGCCAGCCCCCCAGGGTAATAGCCACCCGTCGCAAACCCGCGTGCCTGATACTCCTGGCTGCCCAAAATACCTTGTTGGACTTCGGCTAGACTCAAATTGCTACCAGTCCAGTTTGCAAGGCCACCCGAGTCGGGTTCACGTCCAAGCAGATCGCGGTACATCTGGGCAATAGAGGCTTCTCTTGATCCGTAGCCCACAGCGGTTTGCGCACTTGCAGCGGAGTTTGCGGCATCTCTTGCAGCACGCTCGGCGGCAATCGATACACCAAGCACAGCCATGGCTTGTGCCACAGACACTACCGAGCTATTAATGCCGCGAAGCTCATTGACTTGAATCTGTGCGTACTGCAGTTGCGAGTCGTAGTACGCGCGGGTACTTTGCACTTGTGCATCGTATTGCACCTGGGCTTGAACAATCTGAGCGTCTAGAGTGGTGAGTTGCTCTTGCGCAATGGCAACTTGCTGCTCGGCAAATGACATCTGCTCAGTTCCGATATCTTGTAATAGCTGCAGATCACTTGCGACTTTCAGATTCGCCTTGCGCATTTCAAAGGCGGATTCAAAATTATCTGCTGATAGGCCCGAGATTGCCGTATCGATTGCATCGGATAAAGCAGCCTGATCAGGTAAATACCCGGTAGTTTGTGCGACTTCGAGTGCCTGGGAGATAAATGCTGCGGCTTGCGCAGGCGTTTGCCCAAGGTTTGCACCTTGCAGTAGGGTCTTAATCTTGCCGCCAAGCAGATCAAATAGTCCCTGGAGTGAGGAAAAGTTTTCAGAAGCAACTTGTTTAGCCGCCTCGGCATCCTTTTTTTGAGCCTCAAGATCCTTATTGAATGCTTCAAACCGATCGGCAAGCCCTTTAAGCGTTGCCTCCATTTCGGTGTTGATCGCGCTTTGAACGCCCGCAAAAGCCTGATCAGTCATGCTAGCAAGCTGTTCAAGCGAGATCACCGAGTTGTTAATCGCTTGCGTCACAGTCTCTATGGCTGCGGCTTGTTCGGTACTTGCGTCTGCCTGATTGCTGCTTGCAATTGCTTGCTTGCTACTTTCCTGCGCGGCCTTGATTGCCTGCTGAGCAAGTTGATCACTTGCGGTTACGAGCTCATTAAAGGAGGGCGCGAGCTGTAAAAGATTTGCCAGCAGTTGATCGTTTCCGGCCGCTCTGGCTGACTCGACAAGCATGCGAAACGCAAGCTTGCTCTGAGGAAGAGCAAATCCAAGCTGGGCAAATACCTTAGAGAGCTGTTCCGTTGTTTTGGATACCCTCTCTTGAGTACTGTAGAAATTCTGATAGTAATAGTCAGTCGATTTGACGAACTGATCTACACCACCAAACATCTCAATGAGTTTACTTGCCGCATCGGCACCATAAACACTAGCCTGCATGAGGCTAATGTTTAACGTATCAAATACACCGTTAACCGTTTGTAAGCTCGTCGCAAGTCGTGTGAGGGTAGCACCTGCCTGCTCGCCTTCGCGCTGAACCGCACCAATCTCACTCGTCGCAAATGAAGCAAGTGCATTGCCATAGGCGGCAATGATTTCATCAATTTTCTTTTGCGCATCTGCGGGCGACAGATCTTTAAGGCTTTGTTTTACCTCAAAGGTAAAGTCCGCAATGTTTTGTGCAGGCAGTTTTAAGATATCGGCATATTGTTTGACCTTAAGAGCCGTGGCTCCCACTGCCGTATCAAAGTATTTATGGATTTTGGCATCGACTTGGGAGATTTCTGTGCCGCTATCCCCACCGCTAAACCAACCGCCAGCTTTGCTCCATTCTTCGTAGGCATCGATAGTGGTTTTCATGGCGTTAAAGCGCACGCTAATGCCAGTGTCTTCGACTTCCTTTTTACCGGTACCAAAGGCCGCGTTCACTAAACCGCCCACCACACCCCCGATAGCCGCACCAAGTGGGCCACCAACCATGGCGCCAATCGCTGTACCCGTGCCCACAGAAAGCCAAGAGCTGCCGCCCACTGATTTACCACCCGAGATGAGGTTGCCAAGGCCAAGCCCCGCGCCAACACCACCAACGTAGGATGCAACACTTCCAATCGTGCCTGCAGCCTGCATCATGGACAGGCCTGCACTTTGCATCGCACCGCCTGCCTCTGCCGTCATAAAGGCAGTTGCTCCCACATCGGATACAAAGTTGGTGACAGTTGCACCCAGACTGGTAAAGCCACCTGTCACCATCTCATAGGCAGTTTTTAATCCGCTGGCAGCGCTGATCAGGCCCAGTGTATTAGACACTGATCCGCCGGAGCTTATGCCTTCTGTGCCGCTTGCAGCTGCAGCGGACCCTGAAGTCAGCGCACTTGCTGTAAACGCACCCACAAAACCCGTAATGATTGGTTGAAGCAAGGGACGCAAGACCATGGTCTTAAACATATTGACCAGATACTCTTTGGCGCTTAGGCCTCCTTGCATCAACGCATCGGTCAGGCTTTGTCCGATCTGGTTGTTAATGCCCTTTATCTCATCTGCAAACTCCTGCTCAGACTTAATCCGATCAGCATTGGCCTTTTCTTCTGCCTTTTTGCGCTCATCTTCGATCTTTTTATTGCTGTCGATAATCGACTGCATCATTTGTTGATCGAGCAATGCCGCGCTGTGCGCATCGGCGTACTTGTTCCACTCTTCGGACCCTTGCTTGATGCCAGCGTTCTGAAGTTTTTGAAGAAAGATGGTTTGCTCTTTCTGTACGTTATTCATGCCAAGCGCTTCGGTATCGAATTTGAGCTGAGCGATCTCATCCTCAATGGCCTTTATATTTCTAAGCCGTTCCTCTGCCAGACGTTTTGCTTCACTTTGCGCTTGCTTAGCTGCTGCCTGCGCCTCTTGTTCGGCTTTGATCCGTTCTCGGGTCGCATCGTTTTGCGCAACGATCGCTTCAATCTTTGGCAGGTACTCATCTAGTGCTGAGGATCCCGAACGAATACCGATTTCTTCCAGTTTGCGTAGGGCAATCGATTTTTCACGCTCACCATTCGTCATGCCCATGAGAAGAGACTCATGCTCCATGTTGGAGATGAGCTCATCGGCCGACATTTTCATCTTGTTGTAGGCAATCACATGGGTGTCTGTCGCGGAGCTTGCCTCTTTTGATGCCTTGGCTTGTGTGGAAATTTCCTGATTGAGTCTGTATTGCGTGAATTCGAGTTTTTTCTTAACTGTTGCTAAGGCTTCCTCCAGCGCGCGTGTGTCAGAGTTCGATTGGTTATATTTTTCAATCTTTTGCTCTAGATATGCGATTTCTTCCGTGTAGCTTTTGACCCCGTCTTGTAGCGTTCCAAAGGGGTTCATCGTGCCAAAGGTTATCAATGCATTCCAAAAACCTCCCGCAATTTTGGTCGCAGCCGACATCTCCTCAATCGAGTCGACGATGGAGGATAAAAATGGACCAGCAAGGGTTAGTGCCGCTCCCTGAGACCGCATAGCCAGAATATCTAATTGATCGTTAAACTTTGCAGCATTATCGATAACCTCAGGCGTGACGCCTGAGAGCGCAATGCCCTCATCAATCAGTCTTTGGATACCGTCGCCGCCTTCAGCAAGAAGAGGGGCAACACTTTGCCAGGACTTACCTAAGGCCTCTGCTGCAAGGGCTGCGCGCTGTTGAGGATCTTCGGTTTTGGCAAAAACTGCCGCCAACTCCTTAAAAGCCTCCACAGGATCCTTAGCGCTAATGCCTAGCGCTTGATACTTGGACGCATTGCCTCCAATGGACACTGACAACTTGTTGATAGCGCTTGCCGTATCTTCAAGTGTCGTCCCGGAGAGTTTTGCTGCATATTGAAGTCCGTAAAGAGTGGTGCCTGCTATTCCAGAGGCATGGCTGAGGTCATTGATTTTGTCTGCGGCATCAATTGCACCCTTAATCCAGCTGGCGATTCCCATAACAGAAAATCCAATGCCAATCGCACCCAGTGCCTTGGTCGCCATTTCGGTACTTTTGCGTATGTCAGTCATTGCCCGATCAACGGTCCTGCGGGCCGAATCCATGTCAGTCTTTAAGCGAGCAACATCAGCGGCCATCTGAATGACAAGATTTGCAACTTGCATGGATTAATCTCTATTGACCTGTTTTGAATGGCTGGACTGCACGAGCATGAATGCTTTGAATTGGTTCACTACTTTCTTTTCAATCACATTACGGTCGAGTCGATTGAACGGATCGCCGTAAGGTGCTGGACATTGGGGTTTAGAAGACTCGTGCAAGCTGCTGATGTATTGCGCCGACATTTCGCGCAAGACTGCAAATTCCCAGGGCGCAAGTGCTACGCAGCTACCTTCTTGCCAAGCCATGAGTTCAAGCGCACTTAATCTGACAGGCCCCGTCGCACCAGAACCAACGAGCCCCATGTCCTGCCAGTAGCGAAGTAGGTAAGCGACCTCGCCAACCTCTGGCAGAATTGGCTCACCACCCTGAGCAATAATTTGTTCTGCCCGGTTAAGGGATTGCTCAGATTCTCGTCTGGTGTTTTTTTCTTCAGGAGTCGCGTGCATCCAGCCTAATTGACGGGCATAGAGGATTAGGGCTTCTCTCCAACTCCAAAGAAGTTTCCCGCATCCCCTACAAAGGAGCGCACCTGATCAGCGACGTATTTAAGCTTGGGCTCACGGTAAATCGCATCGATCCCGCCTGGAAAAGGGAAGTTCTCAATTCGGTCGGTAATGGCGACTAGAAATTTGGCATCCGCGTCTTTATCTTCCGCTTCCTTTTTGCCCTTAGTGCCGATAGCGGCCATCACGCGTTTGGCCGCCTCCTTTTGCATTGCCTCATTTGCCTTGGTAAAACGTGCGGTGGCGGGCCCGTGCACGTGTACGCGCACTGGACTGCCTTGAAAGAGCATGGGCTCTCCATTGGGCAGATCCAGATCAACCACAGATGTTTCAGCGAGAAAGTAGCTCGAAAAATCTTGTGTTTTATTCATTAATATTCCTTCGAAAGTTGATGTAAGACTTAAACCCGTGCGCTCTATGTTGCGAGAAATCTGCGCGCAAGCTCTGGTAGGAGTCTTGACTGCTGACATTAGGCAAAGAGTTCTTCAACAATACCCGCACCGTTGGCACTCGTTGTTAATTCAAGCGAGCAAGATGCCGTTGTGATGTTGTCGACCGAGCCAATGTTGACTTTCCAGGACATCACTTTGGCCTGAAAGAAGTATTTGTCACCATTTTGCGTTTCAACACGAAACGTATAGTTGTTGTCAGAGAGACTTGCCGCTTTCATGAGGATTTGACCCGCATCGTCTGTATCCAGACCAATTGAGAGCGTGATTGAACCCTCGTTAAATGAGCCTTTGAATTTTTGTGTGCCGCGCGAGCCAACTGGCTGGTGGGTCACGAGTGAATATTCACGACCAAATTCGCCAAGGTCAGTGATTTCACCCACCGGGGTATAGGTCAGAGCGCCATAGCCTGTTGCATCAAAGGTGGCGGGGCTGGCAGCGGAGACTTTAAAAATGGTTCCCGCACTGGTACGAACAGTCATGATAATTACCTCATAAAAATACCCACTTAAAGCGGGCGAGAAATAAAAATGCCCGCAACCAGTTGCCTGGGCGGGCACGATTTACCTGCGCGGGGCAGAGTTAGTCTGTGGAGGATTCCACGAAATTTAATAAATAGTCGTAGGGCTGAGTCCAGACGCCTGCATCGGAGTCTTTATCGACGGGTCCCATTAGATCGAGTCGACAAGAAATGACCTTTTGTCCGACCACAATCGTCTGATGCTTAAAATCAAGTACGGAGCGCACCGCATCATGAATCGCTTTGACCTCACCTATGGTTGCAGCTAGCGGGTTGATTTGTATTCTGGCCAGTGCGCGTTGCTCACCCATTTGGTAGGCCACGTTCGGGGTGGGCTTACTGTCAATGACGGTATACACAAGCGCCGGCATGGGCGTATTGGGGGGCAGTTGCACCAAAGCCCTGCGCGTGCCAACCAGCGCGACAACGGCGGGCGTATTGAGCATGGTGGCAACAATTAACTCTGCACTGATTGAACTGGTACTCATGGATTTAATTTCTTAATCTCTTTAGGCAGCCTTGCGCGGATGTAATCGGCAAAGGCGAGAATTGCCCGATCGCTATTTGCATCAAAGGCGCTACGCATAAATGATTGTGGTTTGATCCCGGGGTGCACGATAACTTCTCGCATAACACCTGCAAAAAATAAGCTTTTCTTATTCTTGGGTCTGATCTCGTAGGGTTGGCGTTTAGACCTTGAGCCTGTGCCCGAGTAATAGCTACCCGTTCCAAACTCAATGAGATGCGCGTACCAAGCCTCTTTGTTACCCGCAATCAGATTGGCTCTAACCCACCCGTGTTTCTTCTCACTTTTACGGACAAATCGGATTCTGATGCTCTTTTGGAGCGCACCGGTGCGAATATTACCGTTGGCAGCGAGCGTTTTTTTGGCCGTAGAGGCTATAACCTTTTGACCTGCACGCAAGGCTCCTCGAATGACATTGCCCTCAATGTTGGCAGGTAAAGTCTTGAGTAATTCATCAAGCTCTTTAAGTCCCTGAACGTCTAACCTTGATTCATTTGCCATCTTGTTCTCAGGTTTGATTAGCCTTATTCACGATCCAGTCCCTCTGAAGCCAACAATGTGATGAGCACATTGTTTTCATCCTCATTTAGCGCAGCATGAAGGTTAAATACGCGTCCTTTGTAGAGCGCGCGATAGGTTGATACTTCTCGGGTATTAGCAAGTAACGCGTGATATCGCACTGTGATCTGATGCGTGACCTCACTTGAGAGCTGTCTTGCGCTCTCTAGCTCACGACCAGACAGGGGTTGAATTCCCGCCCAGACCGTCATGACGTCTTGCCAGCCAGGGACTAAGCTGCCATACGGATCAAGCTCAGTATTGGCAGACTTGATTGTGATTCGGCAATTGAGCTGTCCCGCACTTATCACGCTCATATGAAGGGCACCTTGTACGGATCGAGTAATCCGTCTATGAAAGGCAGCGGATCTATTCGGCCGCGATTAAGCACGGACATCTCTTCGCGGTAGGCATATAAACTTCCAACCCGAATTTTGATCCAGCTCTTGATTCCTTCGGGAACATCCTCCCGCGCACCGTAGCCTGCGTCAAACGTAATGTTGACCGCACCAATCTGCGGCAAGCTTACTGGCCAGATTTGACCAAATACGGGGGTCACACGCGCCGGTTCACAAGCTGAATCCAGGACGTAATCTGTGGGCGGCATGAACTGCATGGCCCCGTTCATATCCAGATACTGAATTGAGCTAATAGATTGCACTGGGCACTTGAACAGTAAAACAGCGTGACTCGGTATAGAAAAATTACTTTCAGCGGGGCCCGCCATGCCCTCAAGGCCAGCAAAGCGATCGAGTACCAGTTTCCAGCGGGCAGTGATGAGCTGACGTCCGGTGATGGTTTCGGCTGCTTGCCGGGCTGCAGAGATGAGAGCGAGGATCAGCGCATCATCTTCCTCAAAATCCACCCGCAGATGAAGCTTTGCCTCTTGTAGCGAGACAGGCTCCTCTGCTGGTGGGGTGACGAGTTGCAAGGGCATGGCTTAGGCGTTAAAGAACTTGAATCACATCAGCCTGGTTTGCGGCATCAGCTGGTGCATACAAGGGATTGACGCCCAGAAGCTGGGCACTGATTTGGCAAGCGGCTACAGCAACCGTCACGGCAAGACGCACAAACCCGTAGTCGTTAGACAGGTCAAAATCGGCAGGAGTGAAGTTAATCAGAACCTGTTTGTTTTCACCCGTGGCTTTGACGATTTGAGTGATTGATTTGCTTGTGACGTCTTTGGCACCAGTGCCTGTGGCATCTTTAGCTTGTTGCAACGTGGCATCAACGGTTGCGTTCGTGCCAAGTGTGCCGGTTTGCACAATCGCTAACAGATCGTGAAACGCAGCCATTGAGATCCAGTCGGTAGTGGCCGTGCCAGCCGCTTGCGAGGCTGGGTCAATCGTGGCGAGAACTGCGAGTAGTTCGCTGCCTTTTGCATTTGGGTACATGTGTGAACTCCTGATATGAAAAGTGTTGGGTGCTCTAAAGAGGAGGTGCGCTTCTGTTAGCGCGCACCGAGCTGGATAAAGGGCGACATCGTGGCGCTACCCTTGGCAGGTGCGATCGGAGCTGCGATCTTTGACTGCCCGTCCATTCGGAACGTCGTTCTGAAGGCGGTCATATCCGCATCGAAGTACAGATGCATCGATGTCGCAGTCTGCAAGCCTCCTGCCTTGGTGATCGTCTGGTAATAGGACAGATCAGCTAAGAGCACATCCCCCTGACCAGAGAACGTGTTGGCGTGTTGGGAGACAAACACAGGTCGACCAAGCAAAGTGCCGTACGGTGAGACTTGAATGCCACCCACATTCAGACCATTAGGCAGGTAAATCGGGTAATTGCCTAAGGTGAGGGTAAAGAGTGCTGGTAGCACATCGTTATTGACAATCCACACAGCTTTGGCAAAAGAGGCCGGAGGCAAGCGCGAAATCATCTTGGCCAGGTTCTGTGGCATGAGCGTCTGCGTGGCTTGACCGGATTCTTTGGCGACCGTCACCGTAGTTGTGCTTCCCATGCAACCCACAGGCACACCCGTGCCCGAACCAAATAGAATCGACTCATTCGTTTTCCAACGAATGGAGGTTGCAATCTTGTCTGGCAGGTAGGTTGAAAGCGCATTGGTGTCGTCAAGCAACTCATCAGTTACCGGGACTAAGGCCATGAGTTTTTTCAGACGCAAGGTCGAGAGTCCCAGAACCGGTTTAGTGCTCACTGCAGGCGTGGCTTCACCTTGCCAGTAGGCGCGAATTCCATTGCTGCCCCAGGGCGTAGTTTCATCCTTTGGGAAAGCCATGGTGTTGCCGGTAATCTCAACGTTGTCCGTGAGCGGAAGCAGAGAGTCTTCACCAAGCGAGAGTTGAAAGATTTCCTGGGCAAACTGCGGAGGAACTAAAAACCCACCGTCCTGGGCGGATCCTTCGCTGCCAAAGTTACTGACATTCGCAGCTCCCCGGCTTGATCCGATTAAGAGTCGCTCATCAATCGAGCTGCTGGGCTTTTGTGCCTGGCAGACCGTTTTGAGAAACTCACCCACGCTCTTAAATCCGTGCTTTGGATCAGAGGCAAGATTGTCAACGACGGTGATGATCGACGAGTTAGTCATTTGAGACGAATGATTCAGGTGTGCTTCTTCGGCGATGAGAGATGCCTCACGATCAATGGCCGCAGAGCTTGCCTCAATTTTTTCCTTTAAGGCTTCAAATGCACTGACTTCATCTTCATTCATGTCGCGATTTTCGGCGGCCGCGATATCAGTTAGTGTGCGTGCGTCTTTAACGAGGGATGCTTTGCGAGCTTGCAGCTCGCGTAATTGCTTACTCATGGATATTTCTCCTGAAATAAAAAAACCGCCGCAGTCTTAATGACTAAAGGCGGTGATACGGATCGCGACCAACGGGTCGCAGGTGTTGGGCGCCCTCAATGGAGGGCAAGTAGAAAAAGCGTTAAATCAATGCGAGTGCGTTACGGGCACGCTTGAGTTGAGACTGGTTGCGGATAGTGCCCGCCCGAACATTGGCTTGCATCTTTGCAAGTACTTCATCAAAGGTTGAGATACCGTCCACCATGTTCTGCGCAAGTGCTGCCTGAGCGCCAAGAATGCGACCTTCACCCATGCCCGATGGAACATCCTTGATGGATACCCCGCGTCCAACGCTGACAGCTTGAATGAATGCGTTGTAATAATCGTCTACACGTGATTGCATAAAGGCTTGTGCCTGCTCATCAAGCGGGACATAAGGGTTGCCTTCAACTTTAAATTTTCCAGCGGAAATAAGGGTGGGCTTGACGCCATCCTCTTCAAACGCCTTTGAATAATCAAAATGCGCCTGCCACACACCAATGGAGCCTACTTCGCCACCGGGCGTGACGTAAAACTCACTGGCTGAACACCCAATCCAATAGGCGGCTGAAGCCGCAAGGCTATTGGCAATCGCAATGACGGGCTTTTGCGCTCTTGCCTGAATAATTTCATGTGCAAGTTCACTCACCCCATATACGCTGCCCCCTGGACTATCGATATCGATCAGGATCTGGCTCACCGAGTTATCAGCAAGCAATTGTTGAAGCGCTGCACTAAATTGCTGCGTGCTTGTGCATCCAGGTCCCGAGATATCGTCGACCATGTTTGCTCGCTGAGTCACGACCCCGTAAAGGGGAAGCACCGCAATGTTCGAGCCCGTATTGGCTGCGGCCATCTGTTTGCGAGTGTCTCGAATCACCCGATCGGCGTTAATTTGAAACATGGTTTTATCGCTTGCCGGCTCGCCTTGAGACCATCGTGACAAGACTGCCGTCATGGCTTGTAGTCGCTCAGGCATAAGTGCCCAGGGGGTAGATAGAAATTCGCACAGCAGTAAGTGTTTTTTCATCGGTTCAATCCAAATTGAATAAGTGAATCTGTCAGAGGTTTTTCCAGCAGAGGCTGGGTTTGTTGTTCTGCCCATATAGAGACGTATGCGTGATCAAATCCAAAGGATTGAGCAATAAGTTCAATCTCTTTGATACCGATCGAGCCTTTTTTGGCTATTCGTCGAGCAAGCCTGCTTGCAGTGGACTGCACCAGCATGCGAAATCGCAGGCTTAGCTCCTGATCCATGGGAGAGGAGGGTGGGTTTGTACTATCTGCTGGTTCTGAGTCATCTTGCTCTTTGCCCGGCGCTTTGCCAGGCGCTTGACCATCATCTTGTTCTTGCTCGGCCTCTTCGGCATCTTCTTCCTCGGCCATGTTCAGAGGGCGTAAAGGTTGATCCAGTCCTTGCAGCGGGTTGAGATTTTCTGCAATACGCGCTTCGTTACGGGTGAGCCACCCGTTTTGAATGCCGCTTTGGTAGTAAGCCGAGCGGCTCGCTGCATCACCTCGCATGAGGTTGGCAAAATCAAACTCAATCTCAAGCCTGTCATCGTCAAGCATGAGATCAGATTCAATCGAAGCTTCCCAGCGTTCAGCCCAAGGCGTCATGGTGTGCATGACAAACTCCAGACTTTGCTGCTCGATATTGGAAAACGTTGCCCGATCCAGATCGGCAATCATGTGAGGCGGCACCCGAAACAACCGGGCAATATCGGTGATCTGAAACTTACGCAGTTCTAAAAACTGTGCATCCTTGTTTGTCACACCCACTTCATGAAACTTCATGCCGTTCTCTAGCACCAGGACCTTGCCCCGGTTTGATCCTGCCTGGGCAGACTGATACGAGTCCCTGAATATGCGTTTAGCTTCGGCATCCTTAAACGCTCCGGGAAATTCAATCCATCCACCCGTTGGTTTTGCATCGTTTCTAAAGAATCTCGCTCCATAGTCCTGGGCGGCAAGCGCCATACCCAGACTCTCGCGGGCAAGCTCAATCGGACTCATGCCCATCAAGCCATCTGAGGACAAGCCTCTTAAGTGCCAGACCCGACCTCGGGGCAAGATGGTTCCTTCCCCGTTCTGGAGTCTGACCCTGTAGCGAAAGTCGCCGCTCTCCATGACTTCAACCCGAACATGATCGGGATGAAGAGGCATGAGTTCAGTAATTTCACCTTTCAGATTGGAGATAATCTGACAAAACGCGTTGCCCCTCATTGCAAGGTGGCCTTGAAGCATCTCTCGCCACTCAAATGGGTTCTGAAATCGGTTAGGCTTTCTGGCTAATAAGTTATAGAGCCAGTGGTCGGTTACACGATCCTTCCCGCCATCGGCTCGTTGGCGATAAATGACAATGGGCAACGAAGCCATCGTCTCAGACAGGATGCGCACACAGGCGTAAACCGCTGATAGGCGTAAGGCCCGATCGGCAGAGACTCGCATACCACTTGCACTGCGAGTCGCGACCGGTTCAAAGAAGAAATCCCCACCGGCTGACCGATCATCACTGGAAGCACGAAAGCGATCAAAGAAATTGAATATCCCCATTGGCTCAGAGCATCAACAATTCATAATCCGCACCCAGCACAACCGATTCTCCCGGTTTGATCGCGCGTGAAATCGCCATAATCAGTGCCACAATGCCGTCGATTTTGTTTTCTGCCCGCTCCTTACGAGGGTAAATATTGTCTTTTGCATCCAGATGGGCCACAACGTTACTGGCCATCCAGCCAAGAACGGGGTCGCCATCGTGAATGAGCTTTTTCTGAAGCACTAGGGCTTCAAGGGTTTTCATTGGTTCTGAGAAATTCAATACAGTGGGGCGAAGTTCAATCATGGGCAGCCCTTCACCAAGCATCCTGGTAGAGAGCTGCGTTGCTTGAAATGGATCAAAGGCGACAGCCTGCACCGCAAATCTTGATGTCAGATCTAAGAGGTCAGCCTCGATCCAGCTAAAGTCGATGACGTTGCCGGGCGTGACAGTAAGCCGACCACTACGCATCCAACCGGAGTACTGACTATTTCCAGCAGAGTTGACTGTGTCTTCGGGCAGGTAGTACTTGCCAAACACCGCATAGGCATCTGCAATCTCGGGGTGCTGAAATACCATCACAAGTGCAGCGATGTCAGTTTTGCTTGCAAGGTCCAAGCCAATCCAGCAGGGCTGACCTACAAAGGACTCAACATCCAGGTCCGGATTGGCACATGTATCCCAGGCACGCATATCCATCCAGGAGGTGTCTGCATTGACCCATTCGTTTAAGTGTTTGGTCTTAAAGTTATTGACCGCACTGGGTAACTGCATCGCCTTGGCTTGCAAGGGAACCAGAATCTCAGACCGAACGGAGATGCCCCAGTTCGGGTTAGCTTTCATAAGAGATGTTTCGTTTGTCCAATCATCTCCATCATCCAGCCCATAGACAATCCCAAACTGGCTGTCATCTTCAAAGACGCCATCTAGTAGTTTGGTTACAAAGCTTCTGACTTCGTAACAAATTCCAGCGCGATTTGAACCTGCTGTCGTGATGACCCATAAAAGCGAGTTGTCTCGTTTGCCGGTACCCGTCTCGACAACGTCGTATACGGTACGGGTTTTATGAGCGTGCAGCTCATCGATACAACCAAAGTGAATATTTAAACCATCCAGCGTTGATCCTTCAGCCGAAAGTGCTTCAAACTTCGATCCTGAGGCCAGCACGTTCATGTTGTGCGCGCCAACATTTACATTAAATCGATTACGAAATCCCGGGCTCTTGCGCGCCATGGTCTGGGCATCACCAAACACGATGCGAGCCTGATCACGTGTAGTGGCAAGAGAATAGACCTCAGCACCGCCCTCACGATCTGCAGCCAGCATATATAAGGCGAGGGCAGAGGATAGGGTGGATTTGGCGTTACCCCTTGGCACTTCGATGTAAGAGCGACGAAATCTGCGTTTGCCATCCTCTTTTACCCATCCGAACACTGTCGAAAGGATAAATACCTGCCAGGGCTCAAGATTAATCAATTCTCCTGCCAGAGGACCTTTAACGTGGGGCAGTCGTTCGATAAATCCGCAAAGATTGTCTGCTGGAGCAAAGCTTCGGCCATTCTTATCTTTCAGCGTAGGGTTAAAACGATATGGACTGGATTTACCCTTGAATTTGGCTAAATCATTTAATTGACGCTTACATGCTAGTTGCACCCAATGACAAGAGAGAATTTCACCCGAAACAACAGCCTCGGCATATTGTTTAGCCACTGCTGCATAATTTTCTGACGGCATTCAACTCAGCCTGCAATATCAGCCCACGGATCCATATCCGCATCGGTTGCCTCCACAGGTAGAGAAACTCGAGATCTTGATGCAGGAGTAAATCCCATCTCTACTGCTGCTTTGGTCATAATTTGAGCTTGTTTGTTTGCAATCGCAAGATATGGAGATTGCATGGGTACGCCTGTATTAGGTGCTTTAACTAATAGTCCAGTCTTTGCTATGCCAGTTTGCGCTTTTCTATACAAATCAGCGGCGCAGGCCCAAACCTCTAGTACCGACATATCCAGTCGTTTAAGCAAATGTGGTGGCGCACACTCCAAGGCATACCGCCAAGCAGATTTGGCTCCTTCAGGCATGTAGTCAGGAGGGTCGACTAATTCACCCTCAGGCTTTGGTTCTCTTAAATTAGTACGGCACTTTTGAAGTGTCCCTTTGATTTTCTTTACAGCAGTGGGAAGTGGCTTTCGACCAGCCATAGATATTCCATTTTGGGGATCCCCCCCTTGTTTCATTTTGCACGCGCAAAAATTTGATTACGGGCACGCATCACAACGAGCAAACCGTAGGGATTAATACCCCCTAGGGGGGTGTAGAGAGTTGACAGTATGTATCCTATTTGATACATTTGTGTATCTTATTTAATACAGATTTCTATATGAAAGCGATCTACACCACCGAGGAGTTTGACGTGTGGTTTGAGTCTTTACGAGATAAGCAAGCTGCTCGAAGGATTCAAGCCCGCATCGATCGTGCCGAGGAAGGTAACTTCGGGGACTGCAAACCTATCGGTGAAGGGGTATCTGAAATGCGAATCCATTACGGTCCAGGCTATCGCGTGTATTTCGCGCAGCGTGGGATGGAGATTGTCATTTTGTTAGCAGGTGGTGATAAAAGTTCGCAGGATAAAGATATCAAAACAGCCCTCGGGCTTGCACAACAAATTAAGGAGTGATCAATGAAAACTCTCAAACTTCGCAAATGGGATAGTGCTGAGCATCTCAAAACGGAAGAAGACATGGCTCTTTACCTGGAAGCTTGTCTTCAAGAAGCAGGCGATGATGCAGCATTTCTCGCCAAAGCCCTAGGCAACATTGCTCGTGCCAAGGGAATGTCACAGCTCTCACGCGATACTGGCTTGGGACGTGAAAGTCTCTACAAAGCTTTATCAGGTGAGGGTAATCCAAGCTTTGCAACAATACTCAAGGTCACCTCCGCGTTGGGTATTCGCCTGCATGCTCAACCTGCTTCTAACGCTTAAGGGCGGTCTCGCGAGCCGTTTTACGGTTATGACAAGACACGCATAGGGCTTGAAGGTTTGACCAATCAAAGCGTGAACCGTTTTGTTTAAGCGGTTGGATATGATCGACTACGACTGCAGGAATCAAGCAACCAAGCGCCTCGCAAGCCCTGCAAACGGGATGCTCGCGTAAGAAGGCTGCCCTCACTGATCTCCACCGAGATGATTGATAAAAGTTTCTTTCACTATCAAACCCACGACGGGCGCGACCATAATCTCGGTGCACTGAACCACGGTGTTCTGAGCATAATCCGGGAGTTTTCAGTAATACATGGCAAGCCGGATGTCGACAGGGTGTGGGTGCACTAACTGGCATTAGTCAACGGTTTAAGCAAATAAATTTGAATAATCTAAAAAGACTTGGCTTATCTGTGGAATGAAGCGTTCATACGAACACTATCAACCGATCCCTAAGGAGATCAACATGTCCACAAGCCTGACAGCCAATCAACAATTAGTTCTCTCTCATGCTCACGAGAACACAGAGGGTAAGATCGTCTGGTTCCCAGAGTCAATCAAAGGTGGTGCTCGTCAAAAGGTCATCGACGGACTTGCTAATCGTGGACTGATCACAAGCAAACGTAACAACTGGTTCATTAGCGCCGCAGGTTACGAGGCGCTTGGCGTGCCCCGTAAAAGCCCTGTTAACAAGCAAACTGTTGAATCTTTAGTTAAGAACGCATCGACTTCAGTTTCACGTGAAAATAGCAAACAGGCCAAGATCATCGAATTACTCAAGCGTCCAGAAGGTGCAACGATTCAACAGCTCTGTGAAGCTACGGGCTGGCAGAAGCATACGGTTCGTGGAGCGTTTGCCGGTTCATTAAAGAAGAAACTTGGCTTGCTTATAACCTCGACTAAAGAATCGGGTTCTGAACGTATATATCGAATTGCGACTTAATCTAAGTGGCATTGTTTAACTCACTAAACACCGCGCCATCCGTGGCGCGTTTTGCTTCCAGGCCAGTGAATTCTTGCCAACGCTTGACGATCACATCGACGTACTTTGGATCGAGCTCGATGAGTCGGGCGCGTCTTCCGGCCTTCTCGCAGGCGATGAGGGTAGTGCCTGATCCACCGAAGGGATCCAGTACAAGATCTTTGGTTTTGCTGCTGTTGCGCACAGCACGCTCGACCAGTTCAACTGGTTTCATTGTTGGGTGCAGATCGTTCTTGTGCGGTTTTTTAATGTTCCATACGTCACCCTGGTCCCTTGCGCCACACCAGAAATGATCAGCCCCTTCACGCCAGCCATAGAGGATGGGTTCGTACTGTCGTTGGTAATCGGCACGACCCAGGGTGAAGGTGTTTTTTGCCCAGATGATGAAGGTAGACCAGCGACCACCGGCTTCACGAAATGCAGCCTGAAGGGTGTCGAGCTCACTTGAGCTCATGGCGATATACACCGCACCTTTTGTGACGTTGAGCACGTTCTTGCATGCAGCGACCAAAAAGGTTCCAAACTCAATCCCGAGGTTGTCGTTCAAGATCGGACGGTTTTTGCCACGCATTTTGTCCTTGGCTGTGTTGGCGTAGTTCACGTTGTAGGGCGGATCCGTAAAGGTCATGTCAACGAGCTCATCGCCCAGGAGTGCCTGATAGTCTTCAGACTTGGTTGCATCGCCACAGATCAGCTTATGCTCACCTAGTAACCAGATGTCACCAGTGCGTGAGATCGGGTTTTCAGTGACCTCGGGTACGGCATCATCATCAGTCAGTCCATCTTCCGAGGTCTCTTCGCCAGCAATGAGAGCATCCCACTCTTCGGATGAAAAGCCTGTCAGTGCCAGATCAAATCCGGCATCCTTAAGTTCTGCCAACTCCAGACCAAGGAGATCGTTTTCCCAGGAGGCGTTTTCGCTGATCTTGTTGTCAGCCAGGATTAATGCCCGGCGTTGAGTGTCGGTCAGGTGATCCAGTGAAATCACAGGTACTTCGCTCATGCCGAGCTTTCTCGCCGCAAGAAGTCTGCCGTGGCCTGCGATCACGTTGTTACTCCCATCGACCAGAATCGGGGACCCCCAACCAAACTCACGGATGCTTGCCGCAATTTGTGCAACCTGTGCATCAGGGTGTTGTTTGGCATTTCGAATGTAGGGGATCAACGCATCAACTGCGCGATACTCGAGGGTCAGTGGCTTCATGAGTTTTAAAAAGAAAACCCGCCAGACATGATGATCGGGCGGGTTGAATTTGGGTGTTGGAGGAAGTGGATTGAGGGGTTGCTTTCCCCACTCACACTTCTGTCCAGAAGATAGCTGAAATCTTATCTCAAAACACCCCAAAGTGTTGCACGCGTATTTTTCGCTCTATTACTCGCATTGCCCTTGATGCACGCTCACTTCATCTAAAACACGCTAACTTCCTCTGTAAAAATGATTCATTTTTGTCTTGGTTGATCGTTTAGGGCTTGAACGAGTTTCAGAATCGATGCCTTCCAATGTCGCCAGGCTGATGTGCGGCACAATCCAAAGCGTCTTCCAATCTCATCCCATGCGTAGCGATCAGCACGCATCCAAAGTAACCTGCGCTCGTCCACGCTTAAAAACTTCATCCACCGCATGACCTCAAGCATGTGCTCGATCTCAGCAGGTGTAGGTGGCACACGGTACAGGGGGACGTCATCGTTTGCCAGTCGCTCAAACTCGCCTCGAACGATCACAGGCCACAGGTTAAAGTGAGCCTGTACTCGAACCGCAGGCAAGCGATGTGCAGTGCGACTGGCCTGAACGATACGGGTTGCCACAGTTTCAGTGGTCCATTCATTCATCGTGCACCTGAGCCTTAAAACCGTAGAGTCGATTGCCAATGCGACGAACGCATTCACGCTCGAACTCACTAAGCCGCTCATCGGTTTCGCTGATAACCAGAATGTGCTCGTCTTGCCAGCCCTCTCGTTTGATGACCTCCACATCCATGGAGTTTGGTTGTAAGCGAGCAAGGGATGAGCGATAGGGTTGCTTTGCGGTTCTCATGGCGTGTCTCCCCGAAATTCAATGGCCCAGTACAAAAGCGCAATCGCATCGGCCTCGTTATCATCGTGAACGTTGTGACCACGCTCCTGCAAGGCCTGAATCATTTGTTCCTTGCTTGCGTTGCCCTTGCCGGTCGCGTGCTTTTTAATCGTTCCCACAGGCACACCTTCATAGGGGATTTGATGATGCTCGCACCAGGCTGTCAGCTGGCCCATGAAACCACCGTAGGCATGAGCCGCATCCACGCCCGCATGTCTGCGCACCTCTTCAAACACGACCAGGCTGATGTCTGTCGAGCATTGCTTGATTTCTGAGAGCCAGCGCTTGAATCGTAAAAAGCGCATCCCGCCCCCTTCGAAGCGCTGAGGCTTAAAGGGTTGGCTTCCGCTTGAGAGCTGGGCGTCTTTCCAAAGTGCCCAGCCCGTTGTTGTGCCCAGATCCAGGGCCAGAATTGTTGTCTTCATTTCCACTCCGTTTTAGGTGTGGTGACGGATGGTGACTCATATGCCGGTTAACTCACATATATGTGTGCGCACGCGCACGCGTAGGGGTTAATCAGCAAGCCTGTCACCATCCGTCACCATGTTCATTCGTTTGACTCGTAATAGTTGCGGCTGTAGGGCTTAGGACGTATGGCTAGACCCTTAAACCCCCGCTTGCCCCCGTGAAGTCGCGTGGGCGCGAAATTGCGCGTAACTAATAGCTCGGAAAACCGCTTAATTGAGCCCACGTACTCGCCTGCGCGCTCGGCCCATTCGCGCCAATTTGCGTACAAATCAGAGGACGCAACTTTCGCTTCAGGTGTTAAATCGCAGCTTTCATCCATCCATTGACCGAGCGCATCCTCTGCCTCGAAATACTCCTCGGTGGCTGAAAGCACACAGTCGGGCGGCAATAAACCTTCTCGTTGCCACGCGAGGCATCCCTCGACTGCCCAGGCCAAAATTCCATCGCGCTCGGCAAAAAGCTTTTCTGTGAGCTTGCCGTCGCGCCTCTCGGGTGGGATCGTGACCGTAAAGGGAATCAGGTGCAGACGTCGCTTCATAGCCTCGTCCACGTTGCGGATTGAGGGCTTATGATTGCCAGCAATCAGCAGTTTGAACTGAGGGAAATATTCAAAGAAGTCTTGTCGCATGAAGCGGGCCGAGACCTTATCACCTCCCGTGATGGCCTTGACCTTAGACTCGTTCCAACGTCTGCCTTGTTCGGTTTCAACAGACGCGACAAAGCGCGCGCCGCGAAGCCCTGCGAGATCGGTCGGGTGACGATCGCCCCTTGCATCCATAAAGGTATCCATGGGGGCGCTCGTTGCGTAGTCTCCAAGAATGCTTGCCAAGGTATTGACGAAAACCGACTTGCCATTTGCGCCAGTCCCATAGAGAAAAAACAAAGCGTGTGCGCTGGTCGCACCCGTTAGGCAGTAGCCCGCCATACGTTGCAAGTACTCCTGCAAAAGAACGTTGCCTCCCGTCACGTCATTTAAAAATGCCTTCCACTGCGGGCAATCCCCCTTAGGCGTGGCATTTGCAATTTTTGTCATGCGATCACCCCTGTCGTGCGGGCGGGTCTTGCCTGCGCGAAGGTTCACAACGCCTCCTGGCGTATTGAGCAGATAGATGTCTGCATCCCACTCATCACTTGTGGATGCGTGTCTTCGATCGGCACGGGCCATACGCTCAACACCCCCCACGGTTCCACTTGCGAGAAGCTTGGCGGCAAGCCTGTGCGCGTCGACTTTGAGTGCAGCCTCCCGACAAATGGATCGAATCAGGTGGTGAGACATAAGCGTCTCATCAGGCTGCCAGCGACAACCGGTCCAGACGAGCCACTTGCCCCACGAGGCGCAGTAGCGCCAGTCGTCCGAATAGCGTGAGGTAAAAGCTAGAGCCAGCGCATCGTCAGTTGCCCACACCGTGGCATCCTGAGGCATCATGGCGTGCGGGTTTTTGATGCACATGCGTGGACCACTGTTGATGAAGGCCTCAACCTCAAAGCCTTCCTCTAGCGCATCTGCGGCATCCCAGCCCTCGGGCTTATCATCCGGAGGCAAGAGCACATCACACGTCAGTGCACCGACAGACAGTGCCGCCTGCGCTGCTGCCATCGCATACTCCCAGCCCGGCTTGTCGCGATCGGGCCAGATAATGACCGCTTTGCCAAAGAGAGGTGACCAGTCGGTCTTATCGACCGGAGCATTTGCTCCATGCATGGCGGTAGTGGCGGTCACTCCCGCACCGATCAATGCTTGTGCACATTTCTCACCCTCAACGAGAATGACGCGAGTGACATTGAGCATCCCAGGCTGGTTATAAAGCGGTCGTGGATCAGGTGGTGCCATCTTGCGCCGCTTGGCATCCCAGGGACGGAACTCCTTTTTGCCACCTGGCGGGTCATACCTGTAGACCACCGCGATCAGATGTCCTTGCGCATCAAAGTAGTCCCACTTGGCCGTTGCCGGCCCAAGCTCATCGACCGGTGCCGTTTTCTTGGACTTGCGCTTTTGTGTGGGTAGCGCCTGCCCAACCAGATCGGCTGCGTAGTTCAGGACACGCGGGAAATCGGTTTGAACATCCGCACCAATCGAGGCAGCAATCAGACTAAAGATGTCGCCCCCATCGCCTGTTGCGCGATCGGTCCAAAGCCCAGACTTCTCGCCCTCCATGACGACCTCAAGACTGTCTCCCGGACTTCCCAGAACGTCGCCGATGAGAAACTTCCCGCGTCGTCTTTTGCCCGCAGGAAACAGAACGCTTAATACCGACTCGATGCGATCGATCAGCGATGCGCGTAACTGCTCTCTGACTTGGTCTGTATCTCCATGCGCAGATGAGTCGTTATCATTGAAATCAAGCATTTGACTGATCTCCCCGCGCCTGCAACCAGTCCATCAACTCACTGACCTTGAAGCGAACCATTTTGCCGACCCGATAGTGCGGCACACCAATGCGCTGGCGCTCTTTCGGGTGTGAGAGCAGGTACATAGGCAAATTTAAGCAGTGAGCTGCCTCGCGGGCATCCACCAGTCGTTCATTGAGAATTTGATTAATGTCGGTCATTGCTTTATCTCCAGCACCGGTCCTGCCATGAGCACATCCGGCATTCAAAATGAGTGGGGTCTTGATAGGCTCGATTGAGTTGTTCGCCTGCATCGGTGGCGGTGATCACCTTCAGCGCCCGATCAGACATGCGTTGGGCAAGGGCTGCGTCAAACGGCACGAGCTCGAACCAAAGTTCCTGCGTGTCTTTGTTAATGGCAATAAACAAGGCTGGGTTGCCGCTGATGCCTTTGACGGACTCTTCCATGTAGGCTTGATAGATCGCCATCTGTGCGGCATAGACCGGTTTGGCGACAGCAACGCCGTTTTTGACGGTGTTACGCCAGTTCTTGTCGTTCATGGTTTTGCACTCAAAGAGCATGGGGAACGACAGCCCTAAATCGACAGGAGCCGCCGTGATGATCCCGTCGACATGGCCCTGGAGCCTGCCTGCGGCCGCTGAGAAGCCAAACTGTCCACCATCCGGCTTCTGGTTGTGCAATTCGAATCCGGCCATGCGTAGCCACCGCACAGCTAATTCCTCCATCACATGACCGACCTCGAATATCCGCAAAATTCGACCGGAAAATCCTCGTCCGAGATCATTTGGCGCTCCCGCGTATTCGTACTGCAGTGCGCGTTCGCACTCCACACCAAGGCGGGACGCACCGAGGTAGGTGCGAGCCTTCTGCTCAGCGCGCTCAGCATCCAGTGATGCATCAATGTGGCTGGTCACTCGCTCGTGGAATTTTGAGTGTTGGTTAAAGTCGAGCATCGATATGCCTCCACGATTTTTGATTCCGTATCGAGTCGATGGTCGTAGCACTTACTCCCAATAGTTCAGAAAGCTCTACTGCATTGCAATGACCAAGAAAAAGCAGGCGCTTGATGATGAGTACTTTCTTGCTATTAAGTTTGGCGGTGCCGCTGCGATCGCCCCGAGCTGCTCGCCCTTTCGATTTCATGTCTGCGAGGTTTTCAGCGTGTGTCCCAAGCCAAAGGTGGGCCGGGTTCACACAACGTGGGTTATCGCAGCGATGGCATACATTCATTCCATCTGGGATAGGCCCGTGTTTCAACACCCACGCTACGCGATGGGTGGTGGATTTCGCACCGCGAATTGCATTACCTACAGGCTCAAGACGGATCTGGCCATAGCCATTGATATTGACGCTTCCCTGCCACAGCCAGCAACCGTTAGAGCCTTCGCTCATATCTACTCGACTCCACAACCGTGTTGACAGTGGTTTGGCGTCGCGACGCAGAACAATGCGGTTGGAATTTGGCTGATCAATTGCATCTCGTTGCATCATTTCACCCTCCCTTGTTTGACAGGTATTGGCTCGCTCCAAGGCAAATCATCTTTCATGTCTACTAAAGACTGCGCCATGGGGTCGGGCGCAGGTTGCATGCCGCGAACGGGAGGGTATTTAGTCTGTTCGTGATGCTCTTGCATGGCATCGGTCCAGCAGGTCACGATTGCATCGATCACTTGCAGGGCTTCAGTCTCCGAGTAATCACCCAATGGTTTGTTAAAACCAATTTCACCGGCAGCCTCGCCAAAGGCCTTTAAACATTTCCTCATTGAGGCAAGCTCCATGTCAGTAGGATCGATCATGGCTACCTCTTTCAGACTGATTCGCCCATCGAGCACTCGCTGCCAATTGCCGTACATCGTGTGAAAGATGTCCTGACAGCGTTGCGCGCAGAAAACCCAATCGATTGGATAGCTCCGGGGGTTGCCCGCGCCGAGGCTCGTGTCGGCGTGGCGTAAACCCCGGGCTTGTCTTTTGCAAACCCAGCATTTCATTACTCCTCCCTTATTGAGCCCAGCTCGGTTTGCCCGAGACTGGTGTGCGTTGTGCCTGTGCAGGTAGGCTGTTGGCGGGAGCGGCTTGATAGGTCGCAGCAGGACGTTGTGTCGCTGGCGCTGAAGCCGTCGAATAATCTGGTTGGCCAGGCTCCACAGCGATCTTCACCACATTGCGCAGCTCACCGCGACCATCCTTCTCGACATCGATGCGGGCAATAAACTCAATTCCATCGAGTTCATGAAAGCCTTGAATGCGACGTCCAGCTGCTGCCTGAGGGGAGTTGTCCTGCGGATGAATGTTGCGCGCTGAGTTCAGGGCTGCACGTATAAATGTGCGTCCCATGTTTGCCCATGCGGGTCCCTTTGAGCTATGCAGGCCGATGTTGGACCACATCTTGCGACGAGCGTATTCACCATCCAGAACCACGAACTCGCAGGCAAGGAAGATGCTCCCCGTCTCAAAGCTCTGGGTTGCATAGCCACCCGTCCAGCCTTGACTGGCATCGTCATGGCCACCCGGCTTGATCGTCATTCGCACCGGAGCCACCGTGCCCTTGGGGATCAGGTCAAATGATTGTTGTTGTTCGGCATCGTTGAAATCGTTCCAAGCGGACATGGTTTACTCCTTGTTGTTTTGAGGTTGGGTTGCTGCTGCGCACTTCTCAATGAGCGCGAGCAGGTTTGGGGGTTCGAGCATTTCGAGCTGGCCCGAACGGTCTTTGGCTGGAAAGCCATAGGGGTTAAGCGTGTGCGTCACGAAGGCGCGATAGGGCGCACCGTCTTCGGCCTTGATCTCGGCCAACGTCACAACTTCATCAACGATGCCGGGCAACTCGGCAGCCGTCTTTGAGCCTTCGATTTGAGGGACGAATACCTTGCGGTTGAAGTCATCGAGGCGTTCGTCCAGGATGGCCACGAACACGACATGCTTGCCGCGAGCGTGTTGCAGATGCATCAGCGCACCGAGCATCTCGCTACCCAAAAGGCCATAGGCACCACGGGTGTCGGGCTTGCCTGTGCGATCAGACATCGCCTGAGGCTGAGTCTTGGCCCAGATCAATGCCAGTCGTGCCAGCACAGTGATGCTGTCAACGAAGTAGCAGTCGTACTTGGTCAGCTGGCTCGGATCACCGTATTGCTCACACACATGCGCGTAGTGCGCCTGCGAGTAGGGAGCTTCCGGGGGCAATGCAGGGTTCGGCCCTGCCAAGAACACAACAAGATCACGGAACTCAGGCCAAGTGGTCGGACGTACGCAGTCACCACGCCAGTCTTTGACGGCCAGGTCACCGGCCTCAAGATCGACGAACAGCGTCTTGTCCTCTGGCAGCGTTTTGAGCTGCGTGGTTTTTCCAATGCCGCTCTTGCCAAGAAGAACCAGCTTGACGCCCTTTTTCTCGCGCAGGCGTTGATCAGCGGTAATGATCGGAAGTGCCATCACGCCACCTCCCGCATTTCTTGGGCAACCATCGGATTCCAGAGAATCTGGTACCCGCTGTGTCCATTGCGCGAATACGGCATGGCTTCCGCCCAGGCCTCACCAATCTCGGTCAACTCCCACTCATCGCGCTCATTGCGCACTTGCAGACCCAAGTTGGCCAGGCGCAGATTGGTGGTCTTTGCTGACAAGCCAACCAGCTTGCCAAGTTGAGTGGCATTCAAGGAGCAGATCGGCTCGTTGGCTGCAGGCAGCGCATGGCGCAATGTCTCAATGGCCAGTCCGGTGTTTTCATGGATGCACGTGAGGGTTGCAGCCATGGCAATGCCTGCTTTCACACCCGGAACTTTGGCAACAGCTTCACCAATCAAGAGCAACGATGTGACACGGTCTTGCGTAGGTGCGGGCAATGCAGCGATTGCGGGCACAGCGTAGGAGCCAGTCTTTCGGATGGCAGGCAGGACCTCGTGAGTGACCCAGCGCTTAAAGCGTTTGGCCTCTGCTTTTCGGCTGCCTAGCACCAGAGCGTAGAGACCGGGCTCATTGACCGTGGTCATCTCTTGGACTCCGCCAGGGGTGTGAATTGAGTTCACACCCTTTTCGTCGTCATCGAGTCGCTCGAGTGCCTTGCGATCAAGGCTGATCGTTGACAGCACATCAGCGGCAACAAACCATGGCTCACCTTGTGCATCAGTCACGATGCGCACTTGTCGACCTTCAAAATCAAATGGGGCAAGTTGCTGATTCATGATCAGACCTCCGAGTCAGGGGAAATGTGGAAAGAGGGTTTGCCTGCCTCGACGGTGCGGGCGTCGGCAAACTGCTGCTGCAATGCAGGTGGCCAGTTCGTGTACCGGGACTCGGGCACAGACAACTTGATGTCGAGGTAGCTCTCGACGGCCTCACCAGATGCGACGATTCGCTCGGCGATGGTCTTGAGCTTCTTTTGATCCCACGAGACCTTTTTTGGCAGATCGAACTTGACGTGTAGCCCCTCTGTCTTGACGTGAGAAGTGCCGAAGTCACGGCCAGAGGCATGCAGGCTGTCGCGGCCCTGCGCGCCAAACCGCTGATCGAGAGCACCATCGAGCTTTGTGCGTGCTGCCTTGAGCCAAGCGATCGCCTGATCAAGGTTGGTGTCAACTTCGACCAATTGCTTCGCAGGCAGATTGGCAAGTTGTGTGACGGACATCTCAGCGATATCGGCGGGGAAAATAGACAAATCGTTCATGTCATCCTCCCTTCACGCCATGGCACGCTCAGACGTCGAAACGTGCAGAGCGTTGTGTTCGAAATCGAATACGCCTTCGAGCGGATAGCTCACGCGTTTAGACAATTTCAGGTACTTGGGGCCACGACCTTCACAGCGCCAGCGTTGAAGCGTTTTGGGGCTGATGCCCCAGCGCTGGGCCAGTTCGTTTTCGTTGAGCACCCGGCGATCTCCGGGTGACAGAGTGTTGATCGCCTCTTGGGTCGATCGGGTGAGTGCGGTTGCCGTTGCTGGCAT